TAAGCCCTGTCTGTGTAGCAAAAGATGAAGTATTAGGGATTGCCAACCGTAATGCAGTAATACTATCATAAACACGCGTAAGGCTATCATTAAGCTGGGGTAAAGTAACCCCTGATCCTGCTGATGCAAAAGCGATCCAGCTACCACCCATCTTATAGTAGGGAAATCCATTAATAAAAGCCACCCGCCCGGAATCGCTGAAAGTAAACGGCCATGTAGGAGTAACTGAAAAGCATGGCCACCCTAATGTTTGCCCGAACATTGAACCGCCTTTATCTCTTTCGCAGAAATTTAAAGGCGCGCCCCACTCCCATCCCTGCCCATAAGCTAAAGAAGATACAAACAATAATGTTATCAGTAAATACTTACTCATAATCCCTGAAATTTATAATCACGCAATCCGGTTCGCCGCCATTGGCGGTATTATCATTAAAGCCGCCGTAATTTGTCCTGTCCCAGCTACCGGCAGCTATATTCCATTGCACCAATGAGATCACCTTGCCATTCAGGAACAATGGCCGGTAAACAAGCATTCCTGCCAGGTATCCGGTTTCTGCGCCCAATACAATAGGCATAAGTGTATTGCCCGGCGCATATTCCTGCTGGATAAATAGCCCGTTACCTACCGGTATTGTCTTGGTGGTATCGGGTGTTGTCTTTATGAATAACTCTATTGATCTGTACACGGTCTTTACATTTTGAGGTATATCCACTACGCCGCTGCCCATAAACCAGAAGTAATATTCATCTGAACCATATAGTTGCGCTTTTACCGAAATGCACTCTACGGGTACCGGGCTGATCAATGCAGCACTTTCAGGCACCTTCACATGCATTTCTATACGCCCGGAAATATAATCTATGGCATCGCCAGTATTATTCGGCATGTTGATAAAGAAAGTGGTAATGCCTGCATTCTGTATCTGCATCCCGGATGTTATGGGATTAATGCCTAATGTCTTGTATAGCGGGTTATCGAGTATATACCGGCATATGCCCATCATTCTTTCAAGATTAAGCGTAGCCTGCTGATCGCCGCCCATAGAATCAGTCGACGCGCTCCCGGTATAAACATCTATGTAAAAGCAATATTCTCCCGTCTCATTACCGCTGTAATCTTTGTTATAATAATCGCCATCTGCCAGGCGCACATTAATAACCGGGAAATCACCTTCATCTATCGGTATGAATCGCTCAATATCTATAGTCGTAGGCATGCAATCAACACTCAGTCCATAATTGGCATATTGATTGGCAAATTCTATACCTAATATCCCTGCGATCTGATCGCGGATAAGTTCAAAGTTTTGCTGGCCAATTGCATTTTTTATTAAAGCTGTCATGCCGTATAATATCCTATTATGAATGTGATAATACCGTTATTCTCATCAGGCTGGCCCCCATTGGCTTGTATCTTGTACACTTTATTCTGGCCGCTCTGGTCTGTCCAGCTCACTAAGTAATTTTCAAATGCCATCAGATCGCCTGCCTCATTCCTGGTTACCATTCCCGCAGCAAGCATATTGATCTCTGATACTGTTATACTTGCCTTTTTTGTATTCACCGAAATAAATCCGATTTTATCAACCATGATCGCATGTTTGCCCGCATACCCGGGCACCGTGTGCGATACCGGAGGGCTCGCCGGTGATACAAAAAGAATATTGGTAGCAAAATCAATAGAAGTGATATATGCATTATCCTTCGCAACCAGTTTAAGTAAGTCCATAATTTATGCTTCTATTTCAATTTGTTCCCCTTCCTTCCAATCCTTATCGGGGTTGGCGGCTATGTCATCTTCGGTAATTGTAATGGTTCTCATTTTCTTAGGCTCCTCGTATTCTTTCAGATGGCCGCTTTCGACAAAATCAGCAATCACGCCTGGCGCAAATTCATCTTCAGTGTAAGCATTCCAGCTCGTAAGTGATTTCCCTGCCACTCCTGTAATCTCAGTGCAGGTAACAACATATTTTTTCATAGATGCTTTTATTTAAAAAAGGGCCGTTTGAAGCCCCTTTTAGTTACAAATAATATTTAAGAGCTTCCGGTATTATGCACTGCACACTTTAGCGGTTACTACTTCGTCAACCCTTGTAAGTATCGGCATACCGGCAGCCTTCAGGTTATTTTCCCATGCTGTCAGCTTCACGTCCTGGTAATCGTATGCGAAGAACTTACCGCCTTCTATCAATCCCATCTCACCCGTCATATCGCCATCATTGGCAATCTGCTTAGGTAACGCCGGTACGAGTGCGCATCCGTGTATCTGCTGCATTTTCTCAGGCACCATCACGGTGTTGTAATCAGCAATATAAGGGGTGCTGGTATTTGATGTTGCTGCCGAAGTGGTTTGCCCGGCTATGGCCTGTACAGTTACCAGCTCCTGCGCTTCTGTAGATGAGGTATAATACTGTGGATAAGTGAATATATCCACGCTATAAGGGCCGCAGCTTACATTACCCATATACACACTGCCATCATCTTTCAGTTCGGGATATTCAAGCGCGGTAAGCACATTCCATAACTTCTGCGCCCGGCTGAGTACCGCAGTTTGCAAAAGGAAGTTACGGTAAGCAGATGCGCCCATGATCCAGCGGAAACGGTTGCCGCCTACCTTACCATATTGGCGTAAGAAGGTACACATTGTTTCACCGGTAGCGAATGGGTTTTGACTGATACTGCCGTCCCAGTAGCCACCGCTCCCAAGGTCCATTATGGAAGAAGGATTCCTGTCAAAGTTGATATTGCCGGTAGTCGCATCCAGCACTATGCCGGTCTGCAATATCTGCGAAGCCATCAGCTCCTTAGCCCGGTTGATCATCTTCTTCATTTCATTATACATAAATGAAGCCTCATCCATCAGGTCATAGAAAGCGCCTTCTGTCGGGTTTTGCGTTCCGAAAGCGGCATTGAAGCCCTCAAGCTGCATCATATTGAAATACAGATGAAAGAAGGGCGGCAATTCCACTTTCTGCGTGAAGCCGGTAGCCTTGATGCGGTTACCGTTCGTTCCCCTGATTACAGAAGTAGCCAATATTTCCGTAAACCGGCGCGTCTGCCAGCTCAGGTATAAAGTTGGCTTATACACGAAACGGAACATATTCATCAGGAAATCGGTAGCGTCAGGAGGGGTTATATTAACCACGTCTATCAGGTCCTGGGTAAACTGGTTTTTCCTTTGCAATAATGGGATATTTGCCATTTTTTTATTTTATTAAGGTTTGAAAAGTTGTTTTTACTTAAATTTTTAAATACTCCTATGAGCCCTGGCGGTCAAAATAATTCAGATTGGTGCTGCCTTTCAGGATAATGCCTTTGCCCTGCAGGATGTCTTTAATAGTACCAAGGAGCGCCGCTCCGCCGTTGGTGAATATCTCAGTGGTAAGCGTATCGCTGCCGCCGAATACTACGCCGCCGCTGTTTATTTCACCGGCAATAGCAAACGTTACAACCTGCGAAGCGCCTGCGGCCACTGTATAGTTAGCGGCAAGTATGCCAGCGGGTATCTGGCTGCCATCAGTAGCGGTTGATACCTGTGCAACTACCAGGTTACTTGAGCCTATGCGCCCTATTATTGCACCCGTACTCAGCGTTACAGGCGAGCCCCCGCTATTGGTATATGTCGCTGTATCTGTGCTGATGTTGAACAGGAACAGTTCCGAATAGTCATAATTTGTTACCAGCATCGTTTTTTATTTTAAAAAATTAATGATATAGTTATATGCTTTTGCCCCGGCTTATTTAATGCCGTGGCGTTTCTTGTAATCATCCATTACTTTTTTACTTCGGTCAGCCTCGGCCTGCTTATCGGCTTCGCTGATATTTGCACCCGTTGCAGGATCGGTAGTCGGAATAACCTCAGTACCAGCATTCCTATTACCGGCTTCCATGGCCGTAAGTGTTGTGGCTGCAAATTGCTTTTGCGCCATTTCGGCAAAGAAGGTACGCGTTGGCATTTCACCGCTCTTTATCAGGTTGGTTACAGCGGTCGCATCTACGGCCACAAATACCAGGGCGGCAGTTACGCGGTCGCGCTCTTCATTTACGCCTTCCTTTTTTGCATCTTCATATACCGAAGGGCATTGTGTCTTTAGTTCCGCAAGGGTGAGTGTATTACCTTCCATTTGATTGGTGTTTTTTATGTTAAGATTTTTAATTGTCAATGTTTTTTCTTTGCCTCTCATCGCCTCCTCTATCACTTCTTCCAGTGGCTTTATGCCGTCTATCAGGCCGTATTTCAGCGCGGCGTCAGCTATATACACTTTGCCGCTCAATACATTTTCCTGAGAAAGATCTATTTTCCCGTTCCTGAATTGTTTTACACTGCCAAGGAATATGTCATTGGTAGGGTCAAGCGATTCTTCTATCAGCAGTTTACCATTTCCTTTCAGCGCCTCCCTGAAATCATTATTCTTATCCGCAGAGGCCGTAGCGTAGTATTCGCGTAATACGATTCCCCTTGCTTTCATCGCTTCGGTATTATCGTAGAATGCGCACATAGTGCCTATGCACCCTATTTCAGCCGTCCTCGATGAAGCATATACCAGGTCAGAAGCCGCGCCAATCCAGTAATCAGCGCTTAACATATACCCGTCCGCTACCGATATCGTGAGCTTTGGCGATGCTGCAATTGTTGCAGCGAATGATTCTGTGCCGTTTACCATACCCCCGGGGCTGTCGTGCACAAACACGATCGCTTTTATGCTTGGGGTATTAGATGCCATCTGCGTCAGGTTCTTAAGCGTATTGCTGCCGAATGCGCCGCAATAATCGCTTTTCATCATCGGCCCTGTTATCGGTATAACGGCCACAGTGGCGCCGTCAAATCCTTTAAATTCCCTCATATCGTAGGAATTATCGGGCGCCATCACTACTTTTTTATTGTCAAAGAACTTCTTGTGTATCGCGTATGCGCTTAATCCTTCACTTTCCCCGATGGCTTTTTTATAATCCCATTCACTTTTATTGCTCTTGGAATTTTCCCAGAAATCAAGTAGTTGCAATGCCGCAGATGGCTCTATCAGCCATTGCTTATTGTAAATACTTAATCCGGTTTTTATGTCCATATGCCATCGTCAAAAAAATGTTGGTTAAAAGTATGTAGGTATAAAAAAATCTATGTAGTTTTACGCTTAGTTTACGCCACAACTACGCATAAAATATTTTTAACCTTGGAAAACAACACTGAAAATCAAATGCAGGAACATCGGAAAAGGCCATTGGAATTATCTGTTTCAAACGTCTCGAAGGATCTGTTGGATGGTCTTGACGAGATGGCCGAGGAAGACCTTACATCCCGCTCTGCATTGGTGCGCCGCATTCTTCGCCGCGAGGTGAAGGAATTCAAAAAAACAAACAGGGCCACGTAATGCAACCCTGTTATTATCTGCTCTATATATTCAGTATGGAGTTACTTTTTGTCTCCCTTATTTTTCATCTTTCTTTTTCGCAGGCTTTGCCATTGGCTTTACTTCTTTCTTTTCAATTAGCGGGTCGCCATCTGGCGTGAGAAGCGTTTCTTTATTGATCTCTACGCGGTCCAGCCCCAACTCTTCACCCTTATCCAGCTCCTCTGAGTATTGAGTTGTTACATCATCAAATTCGCCACCGGAATGCCTTTCTATAGCATCTTCTATCGTTATCAGTGTCATATGCTCACTGCCTGCGCCAAGCAGTTCGCGCGTTGCTTTTACTTCTTTCAGCTCATCAATATTAGGCACCCTGTCGCCCATCCATTTAGCGGTAGTATAAGCTATCATCACATACCTGTTCTTTTTCTGGAATGCTTCCAGGTAGCCCGGCGCTTGCAGCTCACCGGTAAGGATGCTGCATAAAAAGAAAACATCAAATACCTTTTGATAAGGCCCTTGTATGCGCATCTGCCTGCGCACTTCCAGCGTATGCTCCCAGTCTTTTATAGCCGCCCTGCTGGCGCTGTAGTTGCTGCCAAACATCATCATGGCTACTTCATACGGTATCTCTAATGCCGCGAATACAATGGCGAGCATGGGATCGTAAAAATCCTTGAATTTAATATCAGGTGTCAGTCCCTGGTTCTTCACCTTTGCGCCCACAGGCATATTGATGGCCTGCTTTCCGGTAGTGGCTGCAAAAGTATCTGCGAGGTGTTGCCCGTTGATATCTACAGGTATATCGCTGTTAATGGAAAGTGGCATCCCAAACCCGCGCGCCAGGTTGCCTTCAAATGGATTAGTGCCAATCGCACCCAATTCATGCTCAATCGTAAATGCAACCTTAGCACGTTCCACAGCGGTCTGCACAGTCGCCTCTTTATATTGCTCCAGTTGCTTGGTTGTCTCCATGCACACAGATATCAGCGGTATGCCCCGCAGGTCATCGCGCCTGTACCTGATGCCGTAATACATGAATGCCCTGGTATTACCATATTCGTCCTTGGCCGGTACGCGCTCATACTGCAGGTAATCAACCAAGGTATTATTGATGCTATTGCCTTTGTTCACATAAAAGGCAATATGCTCCCCCTTGGCGTCTATTTCTATACCGTGCCTTATCCGGTTGCCGGTAGTGGGGTTGGTCATATTCATAATACTGATGCCACTGGTGAATATCGGTGTGCGCACATGGCTGCCGTCTTTTATTTCCACCTTCGGCAATCCGTCCACTATGTTTACTATCCACAGGCAATCCCCGCCCATTATGGCGTTCTTTTCACTTTCCCAAACTATCTGGTGGAAGTTTTCCATATCGCTGTAGGCGCTGATAGAGGTATTGGAATACATCTTCCATATGCTTTCGGCCTGCTTGCTTAGTTTTTGCGGGTCTATCTTTATGCCCTTGCTTGCCAGGTAATCTTTATCAGGTTGCAGCCGTAGCTTCATTCCTTTGCCTACACCCCACGTAATAGATCTGTTCACGGCTATCTGCACTATTTCAGATTCAAGCAATGCCTGCCAGCTACGCATACGCAGCGCATCATGATCTACGGTATATCTCGTTATCGGGCCCATGCCGCCAGCCGTCTTTTCGCCATCATAATAGCGCCATATCAGGCGGCTCTGCCTGGTACCTGCACCTCCTGCGCCCCACGCTTGCATATCTGGCCGCGTTGCCGGATTTTCTTTTGCCGGCTCTTTTTTTACGTCTGGCTTTGCATCCTCAAATAAAATGCGCTCTTTGCCAAATAATTTTACTCTCATAAGTTATAATTGAACCCGATAAAATTTTTCCCGTCCATCAGCCTGATCACACGGTTATTCATTCCCGGCATTTGCAGGAACACCTGCTGCAATGCCTGCAAATCCCTGATCTGCGCCGTAATAGCGGCTACATCCCTGTATTCCCGTTTCACATAAGTGCGTGTCTGGTGGTCATCATACTTGTATTCGGTGATGGTATCATTTGTAGCCACTGCCGCCACGGTCGCCGCCGATATTAATGTATCAATGATCGCACTCAGCGATGCAATTGCCGTCCTGGCATCTGTCTTAGTCGTTACCCGCTCTATTGCTGCGGCATCAAACCAAACTATCATGGTATCAAAATTTTAGTGGCTTTCGCCGGTGAAATATCTGCTGTCGTATCTGTTACCGGTATCACGCCCGGCACCGGCGTAGGCGGCGTTCCTGAACCTCCATGCACATGGGCATTGAAAGCGGTTACGAAATTGCCATAATCGGTTGTCAGTTGATTGAAAGCGGTTTGCAATCCTTCAAATTGCGCTGCATGGTTGGCATTTACACTATCGCTGACACCTGCCAATTCTACCGTTCCGTCTGTATGAAGCCATACCTTACCCACTTCATTGCCACCAGCATCTGTGGCGTATATTCTGTTTTCACCTGTAGCCGCAAGTTGCTGCGTATTGATATACCCGCATATTACCGGCTGGCTGTCATTGCTGGTTTTTATGTATAGGGCCTGCATTCCCGCTACCGGGTTGCTGTCTATGCCATAAGGCGCCGCTTCCGGTGCATTGCGCACGTCTTTTATGCTGAAAGCCGTTACTGTTACAGATCGTATCTTCTTTACAATGTCCGTGTTCTTTACAATGGTCAGTAAGTTCATAGATCAATATTATTTTGTAAAGAGAATTTTGTAAATACAATTTGATTGGGTAGGTCTTCATCTACCGGCTTATCTTTATAATTGGTATTATTTCCGTTGGCAGTAAATATGTTTACGGGCAGCTGCCCGTTATACACTTCTGGCACTACATAGCTCATTATGCACGTTTCCTGCCTTTCATCGCCGCTGAAATCTACCCTTTCAACAAACAATTTCGTTTTGTTGAACAGGTACATATTCGGGCTGGTGATGGTATGGAAGTTATTCGGCCTCACTATCTTGCCAGCCAATTCCCAGCCTGTCATCTTGCCGGTTATCTGTATCGCCTTTAGTTCTTTGGCAAGCGCCTGCTGCGCCGTATCATCCGTATCATTATCGTCGCCCTGCGTCTGCACAAATGCCGTTGGCCGGTATGCCTTGTCATATTGCTTTTTACCGGTCATTTTAGGCGCCGTCCGCTCCAGCCCCTGCGATGCGCCCTGCGTATAATTAATATGGCTCTTTAGTTGCACATAAGGGTTCATTACCGTCTGCGAAGTGCCACCCTGTATTTTGGCGGTGATGGAGCTGTGCATTTGCTGGCCATCAAAATTTAAACTGAATTCTATTCCTGGCATCCCGGATGTAAAATCAAACAGCGCCTGCGCGTCCATTGCGCGGGTGAGCACCAGGTTGCCCAGCTCGTCATGGCTGATGATTATATTTTTCTTTTTGGCAATGTCATTAAGATAGTCGAGGCAGCTATCACCGTCATCGGGCTGCGCTTCCGCGAAAGGTGAACTGATATCGCTCATTACATTGCCAACGGTTATTACATTCAATCCCAGCGCTCCGCATATATCCTGCGCTATACTATACAGGTTCTTACCATTAGCCTGTTTGGGGAATACAATATTACCGTTTCCATCTTCAAGGTAGTTGCAATCCTGCAATACGCCTGTTTTGCTGTATCCGCTGATACTTACCAGGCTGCGCTTTGCGGAATCTTTAAAAGACACGGAAAGCAATATGCCGGTGATCAGCACTTCGCCGCTGTCTGATATTATCACAGCTTCATTATATGCGCCCGGCAGCATTATCTCCCGGTGCAATTTATTCCACGGGTCAAAATACAGGTCAAAAGAAAACACAGAGCAGGCGCTGGCATATATCAGCGATACGATCAGGTTACTGTATTTATCGAGTATGTTCCCGTTTATCTTCAGTTTCATCGTTTTACATTTTTCTTTGGTGCTTTTTTCTTTGGCTGGTCCTGTGCCACGGGGGCTAAAGGCATCTGCATAGCTTTTTCTGTAAGCTCGCGCCTGAAATAATGTACCCCGTTATCTATGGCATACGGTTCCCATCCCTGTGCGCCCTTGACTCTCAATGTTTCGAGGCTACCGGCGTCATACGGATCAACTACTACTTTGTCAATGTCCCATCTCATAAGCTTTGGCTTTATACATAATAAATAATCTGCCTCCCTTTCAATGCCTGCAATATTTCATTCAGGCACACATTGTTATCGTTCATTACCTGCGTTATAGTGCTGTCATCATCTGCAAGCCCATACAGCTGGTAAGCGATCTCTATCCAGTTATTATCCCTTGTCAGTGTGAATATGCGCTGCTGCTTCGCATTGGCGGCTATAGTCAGCAGCGATGCCACGGTATAATTCACCATCCCGTCTATCAGCATCAGGCTCTGCGCATCGGGCATATATCCGTTCTCTTCGCTTCCATACACGCTTTGCAGCGCATCAAGCGAAGTAAGGTAACTGCTATAGGCGCCGGTGATGATGGCAATAACTGCGGTTGCATCCGTGGCATATACATAGTCCGTGGCCTGTATATTGAAAGTAGCCGCTACGCATAAGGCGCTCATGCAGGTACCCGCATTGTTTTCCCACAGGCTTTTGAGGCTCGGCAGGCTCAACCCTGCTACTTGGGCCAGTAAGGTGTTAAACTCATTGCTGATAAAATTTACCCTGTTGGCGATGCTGTCAGCAAAATAGGCAGGCATAGATATCAGCGTCTGCACATCAGTGATAGAGGCGGCTGTAAAGCCAACGGCATTGTTTATGTCCGCATTTATATAGTTGTATTGGTTTATGTAGCTGGCAACATCCGTTTCAGATATTATATTAACAACTGTTCCCGAGTAGAAGCCCTTTACATTGGCCGTCCAGGCGTTGGTATCGGCAACATCCGGCTCCGGCACATTATTTACATAGGCCTGTGCCTGTGCGGTATCCGCTGCCGTCTTGCTGCTATTCACCACATCTGGGGCCGATTGCACAAAGGTGATCGAGCTTTTACCTATTGTTTCCATCACCGGGCCGGTGATCGTAGTGGTGTTGGCGCGGTTTTGCGGGTTATCAAAACTTAAAGTAGATATCGGCTGCACATATATCTTGCCATATAGCGGGTGCTGGATGGTCCACGGCTTTTTGTTGCCCGCCGATTTCCTGAAGGCCTGTGCGGTATCAAGATGGTTATCGCCCTGGAAGATTATTTCAAGGTTATACACCGCGCCCAAAGGCTGCTGCCTGTCCACCAGCGTGCCGGAAAGGTTGCGGAAGTTAAACTGGCTCACATTATATTCCACGCTGAAAGAGGCGTTCAGCCAGTTCGGGTAATAACCGGCGCCATCACCGGTTACGATGATGTATTGTTGCTGTACCTTTTCAAGCCATGTAGCCATACCCCTGTTTATTTTTTTCTACTTTATACCATTTATCGCCCTTTCGGCCTGCTCCGCAAATATTCTTTCCATCTTGGCGCCGCTGGCCTCGCTCGCTTTCTTCATAAAGTGCGTGGCCTTCACATGCGCCTTTCGTTTCCCATGCACACTATACACTTCTTTGCTGTTTACCACGGTATTCCCAGCCCTTACGCCCCTGTTTTCACCGGGCAATACTCTATGCACCGAAGCAATGCGCATCAGCGCCCTGCTCCCTTCATTGTTCTTATCCGTTCCTATCACAAAGCCTCCCTTCCCTGCATATATAGCGCTTAGTATAAAGGCCTCCTTGCTGTTTTTTGCCCCGTGCAGGTTGCTGTTATTGGCATCAAATATTTGCCGCTTTATCCTGGCCATGGTCAGCGCATCACGCACATTGCCCAGCGCCGTCCTTCCGGCATCGGTAGCTATGAAAGCTCTTTTATCTATGGCGCCCCCTTCTTCCTGCTCTTCAAGGTCTTTAGTGGCATGGCCGCTTTCCTTTTTGCCTTCAGGGGCCATAAATCCGGCAATGCTTTTCATGGCGTTTATATCCAGCCCCTGGGCATATTCTACCCTGCTCGTGGCGCTCCAGAATGTCCTTTTGCGGCTGATGAAGGTTTTACTCACTTCATCCGGCATCGTTACTTTCTTCACATCCATAGCAGTTGCATTCAGCGTCCGGCGTATAGCCACCGGCAGCGCCGCCCGGCTTATCCGCTCCAGCTTGGCAGCATATACTACACTTGCATCCGTATTTATGTTTATAACTGGCATTTACTATATTTGTATTATGAAACGGAAATTGCTATTTATCCTTCGCTGCTTTTGCACCTGTTCCGTTAGCTTTTAGCTATTCAAATAACTTATTCCATCAAAATAAACCGAATCCCCTGACGCGTAAGTAGGTGTAACCATGACGCCGGATACAGATATGCTCAACCATGAAGGGGTATATGCTGATGATATAACAGTAAAGCAGGATAGTATAAGCGTTCCGGGCGTAGGAAATGCAGATGAAGGGAGTGTGGCTATGGTCCCCGTAGCCGAACCCGTTACCACCGCTTCCCCGCGCAAATAAACCCTCCCTTTGCCATCTACGCGATATTGTGGTACATTACCTCCTGCACTCCACCCGGTAGCCAATGTTATATTTGTCCAGGCGCCAAAAGCCACTTCATTATTAAGAGTGGCAATACTCGCCGCCGTGCCCGTAGCCAAAAAAGCAGCAGTAAACTCAATTCCATAAACCGTTAAAAACGCCGTCCAGAATTGAAGCCCGTTAGGGGTATTATCAGGCGTATTGTTAGGGAGTGCACCCGAAATCTCAAGCATTTTTTGAAAAAACACCTCCATGTCATTAATAGACTTACTGTTAATGATTGTTGTGCCGTCAAGTATTGCGCCAAATGGGTTTGTTGCACTTACCGGTAAGGCGCCTCCGTCAAAATCTGTTATTGCGTATGCCATAAATTATAATTTTTACGTGAAATGAATAAAGGTGAATCCCGCCATATGCGCGGGTTTTAATTGTAAAACAATTTGCCTGAATTGTGTTTGTTGTATAGCGGCAACATTTGCGAAAGTTGTGATCGTAGCCCCGGCAATAATAAAAATACCATGATAATTTCCGGCCGGAATATCAAACAAAGCATCTATAGCCGGATTGACGCTGTTGGCAATAACGGTTATATCTTCCTCTGCCCATGTGCCTCCATAAACTTCTTCCCCTGAAATAACCGCTCCGAAAACACTTGGCCCTGCTGGTTCCCCCAATATC